CGAACGAGGATGTTTGATACGTGATATTGCCATGATCAAGGCCACTGCAAATTTTTTAAAGAACTGCACAGGTGTTAACTCAAAGTTTTTGTCCATGTGTGACATAATGAATCCCAAACAGTTTGATTATTCACCAGGTGATCAAGATATTTTTGATTTGTATCAACCTGTTCTAAATAACATCATGCCCAGTTATCAAACAGTGTTGTATCCCGGGGGATGGAAACACAGTGATGACCCGCATCCCACACCCACTGAGCATTTGGCCTATTTGGATGCAGTATTGCCAGGTTGGGTGACAAATCAAGATACTCGTGTTAAAATGCATGAAGAAAATGTCAATCTAAATAAACATCGTACAGGAATGTCAAAGGTAATAAGACTATGAAACTAAAAGTATCAGAATTATTTTATTCAGCGCAAGGCGAAGGACGCTATGTTGGCGTGCCCAGCGTATTTTTGCGCATGTTTGGTTGTAACTTTACCTGTTCAGGGTTTGGTTGCAAGCCTGGTGAAAAGAGCACAGAAGCAGACGAAGTGGCCAAGACTGTAGAGCTGTACAAAACATTTGAAGAACTGCCGCTAGTGAACACAGGTTGTGACAGTTATGCATCATGGCATCCAGACTTCAAACACCTGAGTCCCACATACACAGTGGAAGAACTTGTGGACAAAATGACAGCATTGTTGCCCAATGGCAACTGGCTGCAACCCAATGGCAATCCTGTGCATTTGGTAATCACTGGTGGTGAACCGCTGTTGGGTTGGCAACGTGTTTATCCTGAACTGTTGGATGTACTAGCAGAACGTGGCCTGCGACACATCACATTTGAAACCAATGGTACACAAGACTTGACTAGAGACTTTAGAGATTATTTGCGTGACTGGTTTGGCGAGATCACATTCAGTGTAAGTCCCAAACTCAGTGTGTCAGGAGAGTCGTGGCAGGATGCCATCAAGCCTGACATTGTGTGGGACTACGAAACATATGGTGTTACCTATCTCAAGTTTGTGGTAGAAAAGGTTGAGGACTTTGATGAACTGGATCGTGCAGTGGCAGAATATCGCTTGCGTGAGTTTGGTGGTCCTGTGTTTGTGATGCCAGTGGGCGGTGTGGTATCAGTGTATGATGGCAATAGAATCAATGTGGCCGACGAAGCACTCAAACGTGGCTACTGGTACAGTCCACGATTACACGTTGACCTCTGGGGCAACGGATGGGGTAAATGATACTAGATGGAGCATTTGAAATGTTTGATTGGTTAAAGAAAAAAGTTGCACCACCGCCACCAGTGCGGACAGAAAAAACGCCACGAGTAATCAAGGCGCCTGAGAAAACAGCCAAACAACTGGCCACAGAAAACAACGAGCCTTATGTGGCCATTGTAACCATGGATATCGATCCCAACAATCTGCATCAAGGCGCATTTGAACTGGACTGGAATGAGATATTCATTGCTAGATTGGTCAAGGCTGGCTACATGATGAAGCCCACAGACGCAGATTCAGACATTGTAGACCGTTGGTTCCAAAATGTGTGCAGACACGTTGTGATGGAAACATGGGAACAAGAACAAGCCATTCGTAATTCTGGCGCACAATATGTTCGCACCAGAGACATCGGCGATGGCCGCACAGAGATCAGTTAAGGATATTGATATGATGGATGGAAGACGAGTTGGCTTTACCGCCAGTACTTTTGATTTGTTACATGCTGGCCATATTGCCATGTTGCGTGAGGCCAAGGAAGAATGTGACTACCTAATCTGTGCGCTACAAAACGACCCCACGTTAGATCGGCCCAACAAGAATCGTCCAGTGCAGAGCATTGTGGAACGACAACTGCAACTGATAGGGTGCAAGTATGTGGATGAAGTTTGGGTGTACAACACAGAAAAAGATTTAGAAGACCTGTTGTTGGTATTGCCTATTGACGTGCGCATATTGGGTGTGGAGTATGAAGGTCGAGAATTTACCGGTCGTGAGATTTGCCACAAGCGTGATATTGAATTACACTTTAATGGGCGAGATCATTCGTTTAGCAGTAGTGAACTGCGTCAGCGTGTGGTACAGGCCGAATCTCTGAAAAAGAAACTGGAAGAATGGGAACCAGTAGGAGCAGACGACACAGGTGGTCCTAGTCCACGATGATATTGTACGCCAACGGTTGCAGCCATACCGCAGCCGCAGAAGCAGTTGTGCCAGATGCGTTTGCAGAGGATGATGGCCATGCCGGCATTGATCGACGCCCACATCCACTCAATCTAGCAGCCAGTTGGTGCTCGCATCTAGCACAAGATCTTGATATGACCTTGTGCTGTGATGCAGAATCTGCCAGCAGTAATGACCGCATTATTAGAACCACTAGAGAGTGGATAGCTAACAACCCTGACAAATTGAACAACACATTCATGGTCATACAGTGGACCACTTGGGAACGTGAAGAGTGGTTGCACAATGGCACATGGTATCAGGTGAACGCATCTGGAGCGGATTGGGTGCCTGTAGAATTGCAACAACAATACAAACAGTTTGTGGTCGACGTAGATTGGACAATCAAAACTCAGGAATGTCACGAAAAGATTTGGACATTACATACCGAACTACAAAGGTCGAACATTCCTCACTTGTTTTACAGTAGTCACAGTACTTTCAGTGATGTCCAAAATCAACATATTTGGGGCGCCAATTACATGTATCCTTACAACAGACAGGGTTCTTACAATGCTATTTTACAACAAAATGGGCACGTTCCTACAAAATGGTACCATTTTGATGCCAAAGGCCATTGCTTTTGGGCGCAATACCTGTTACAATACATCAAGCAAAACAACTTGGTGAACACACATGCGCTATCTATTGATTGACACTTCTAACATGTTTTTTCGTGCGCGGCACCAAGCACACCGCGCCGCAGACACATGGACCAAATTGGGCTTTGCCCTACATCTTACCTTGATGAGTGCAAACAAAGTGGCACGTGATTTGGGTGCTGATCATGTGGTATTCGCACTAGAGGGGCGCTCGTGGCGCAAAGATCACTACAAGCCCTACAAGGCCAATCGTGCAGTGGCACGTGGACAAATGAGTGAGTCTGAAGCAGAAGAGGACAAACTGTTCTGGGAAACCTATGATGAACTGACTAAATACTTGTCTACAAAAACCAACTGTAGTGTTGTTCGTTGTGCCACAGCAGAAGCAGATGACATCATTGCACGTTGGATTGCTTTACACCCCCAAGACGAACACGTTATTGTCAGTTCAGATTCCGACTTTGTGCAGTTGATTGCACCCAATGTAAAATTGTACAATGGCATCAACGATCACTTGTTCAGTACCACGGGTGTCACAGACGCAAAAGGCAAAAACTTGGCATTCTCTATTGAAAGCAACTCAAAGATCAAAGTTGGCAAACCTGACGCCAACTTTGTACCACCTGTGGACTATCAACAGTGGGTGTTGTTTTTGAAGTGCATGCGTGGCGATCCCGGTGACAATGTGTTCTCAGCTTACCCTGGTGTGCGTGTGAAAGGCACAAAGAATCAAGTTGGACTCACAGAAGCATTTGAAGATCGTGATCGAAAAGGCTATGCTTGGAACAACATGATGTTGCAACGTTGGTCTGATCATGAACAAGCCGAGCACAAGGTGTTGGAAGATTATGAACGCAATCGTACCCTGATTGATCTTACCGCACAGCCTGATGCGATCAAATCTGTAGTAGATAAAGCCATACGTGAGCAGATTAGCCACCGAGATGTGGGCATGGTAGGTGCGCACTTTTTGAGATTCTGTGGCAAGTACGAACTCACCAAACTCAGCGACTATGCAGATGCAATAGGTCGCTGGTTGAATCAAACATATAAAGGAGTATTGGATGATCGAAGCAAAACCCATAGTGGATAAAAAGTATTGGATCTTGAAACAAGATGATCGCAAGGTCGGTGTGGTAGAAGCCGCGGATGACGGCTACACTGTGCGCATCAATGACCAAGTAGGTAAGTTTAAAACCATCCCTATGGTGCGTAAAAAGGCCAACATTGAGTTTGCACCGCCTGAAAAAACCACAAAGCCTGCGCCAGACCAAGTGCATGGATTTGAAACAGGATGCCGAGCATTCAATCCCATGTGGGACGTCAAGCACAGATTGCCGTTGTTCACAAAAGAAAACAAATCAAAGTCATGGTATGCCGCAGGTTGGTATGCTGTGAAACAACATCGTGCATGGAAACTGATTCGCAACCCAAAATTAATTGTGTTGGAACGTTACCAATACCAAGGACCATTTCATACTCAGGAGGCAGCACGTGACAAATCCCTTTCGTGATCAAGAAAAATTCATGCGAGCATGCGACCAATCAGTGGACGCAATGAATGAATCTCAGTACATCATGTACAAGAGTTTGATTGAAGAAGAATTCCGTGAACTTCAAGAAGCCCATGACATGGAAGCAGAACTGGATGCGTTGATTGACATTCTTGTGGTCACCATTGGTGCCATCCACTCAGCAGGTTTTGATGCAGAAGGTGCTTGGAAAGAAGTTATGAGCACCAACTTTGCTAAAATTGATCGTGAAACCGGCAAGGTGCGCAAGCGTGAAGATGGCAAGGTGTTGAAACCTGTGGGCTGGACTGCACCTAACTTAGTGCCATTCTTGAAAAAATGAGTTTACACATACATCGATTTGTGGACAATGTCAAGGCACACGAAGCACGTGGGCAAAAAGATTTCTCCATGCCCATGCGAGATGCCAAAGACTTGCATGCGGACATCACTAAACTGTTGATTACATTGGAACAAATGCGTGAACAGCAAGCACGTGGCACAGAAGTTGTAGAAGTGCAGATCACTGGGGGTAGTTTTAAATCTGCATAGTTATTGGCATAAATAAACATGGAGTTTAATATGTCAAGACCAAAGCCAACCGTGCTGATCGAGCACACCAACAAACAAACCTACAAGACAGAACAAGTGCTGGCCTCAGAAGGTGTGTGGGCTGTGTTTTTTGACAGCAAGCCTATCAACCTAAAGACCAGCAACTTGCTGACACAATTTCCTGGGCCCAAGTACAAAAAGGTATCGTTCTCCAACCCCGGACACGCTATCAATCTTGCCCGCAAACTCAACACACAATTCAAGACAGACAAGTTTTCAGTTGTGCTGTTAACACAAGGGGATAAGATCTATCCCAATGCTCAATAAACTTGCCCTCACACAGGAACTGATAACCCGTTATCCCGATGCTCCGCCTCTTGACGAAGCCATGACTACCTGGTGGCAGAACATTAGAGATGATGGTGGCTTGAGACTCACATACGAAGGTTTCTATGTGTTTGAGAACTTGCTGGAACTCAGCAGTTATTCGTTTGATTTGCCAGAAAAACTATTGACCCCTAAGAATTTAATTGCGTTGGATCGTCGTATGACTTGTCCGTACTACATGGTCAACAATCGCAAACTCAACAAACTTGTGATGTTTGGCAGCAAAGAAGCCATGATGGCTGTGTTGCATGGAGACATGCAAAGATTTATCACAAGTTTAAATTACTGATATCACGCTGGAATCGCAGTTCCATTATGGTGGGATAGTCGTCTAGTAGAAACTCACGTTGCGCACGTAGTCGTTCTTGATAAGGTGCCAGGTCTATTCGCCCTTGTATCAAATCTTGGTTTAGCAACACAGCCTGTTCAGCACGGACTTCATTGGGCATGTGGTCGTAACTGGTATCTACTAGATCTGTAAACATATCAAACCCTAGTTCCTTGCAGTGTTGCACAATACCCTGATGTCCTATTACTATGGGTATTTGTTCAGCAGCCATGGCCAACAAGGTTTTCTCTGATATGATTCCAGGCGAGGTAGCATATTCTGTTTCTGTGACAACGTTCACAGCACAGGTGCTGTATATGTAATCTAAGTTTATAAAGTTGTCAACGTTGTTGTAGGTGTATTGGGTGTAGTTGTAGTTGGGCAACGGTATGCGATCATGATAACTCAAAACGCCTCCTGGCCAACCTTGTAATATTTGTATGACTCTGTTTCTGTGATTGCACATGCGACCATTCAAACATTGCCATGCTTGTGTCCGGGGTCGATTCACAATGTATTGCCACTCCGTCCAACGCTGGTATAGGTTGTTGGCAAGATCATAGTTGTGATTGCTGAACTCAACTAATCTGACAGGTCCTGTGTATATTCGATCTAATCCGTGATTCCAATATGTCACAACCACACGGTCAGCACGTGGTCCGTACCTCTGCTCAATTGCTTCTAGTTCTAGCACACGGCCATCCTGTATGTTTACCAAATCCTGAAAATGCAACAGCAAAATGTCCGTGTCAAAATCGGGCAGTCGCAGGCTCCAGCCTGACTGCAATGAACGTTGACCGTCAAAGCAGTTGTAAACTGGAATGAAACTTAGTCCCAGTTTTGTGAATTGTTGGTCAAATAATACACTGTAATCCATGGCGTATTTACAACAGTCAAAAGGTAATACTTTTGTAGTACTACTTTTCGGTTGACCAAAATTGCCCGAAATGCTATAATACACACATGATGAGAAAGAAACGCACCGATCGAACCCACATTGTGTACATGATCCAGATTGGATTGGAGTACTACATTGGTATTACCGCAAAAACCCAGCGCACAATCAACATGTCGCTTCGTAGCCGTGTCAACAAGCACATCTACCGCGCCCGCACTGAGGACAAGAGCTGGAACCTGTACGAAGCAATTCGTGCCGCAGGTGAAGCCGCTGTAAACTACGCAATCGTGGACACGGTGCGTGGCAAAGATGTTGCACACAAACTAGAGCGCGAGTTAATACGAATGTATGCACCTGCGTTGAACACTGATGTGCGTGTCAAAGCGGTTGACCAATAATTACCAAAATGTTATAATAACGGCATACAAAGCAAAAAGGAGCCAAGATGGAACAGTTCAAATCATGGGAAGAGATGTCTGCACTTGAGCAAGCCCAATGCACTTATTGGGACATGTACAAGGATGCCTATGGCCATCGTCCCCGTGGTGTTGATACTTCTACTTGGACCCTTGAGGACTTCGAACAGGAGTTTGCAAGCCTGGGCTCTGTGATTGAGCGTGAAGAGGCTGACCGCAAGACGGCCGAGGCCCGGGCCATTGTCAAGTTTGAAGAGCGTGTGGCCAGCCTCATGCACACTGGCGCTGACCGTGAGCGTGTGATTGCATGGCTCATGGACGCTGAACACGCCAATGGCGACTTTGAGTACTTCTGTTTCACCCAGGGCTTGCCCTATGGTTATTTTAGAAAGGCAGCATGATGGACTTTGCACTCAAAATGTACGATGGATCCTATGATGTGTGTGGCTTTGACACTGTTGAAGAAGCCTATGCAGAACTGTTAGATGTTGCAACTGATAAGGTGGCATGATGAGATTCACAGTTGAATGGCATGACAAAATGGAACGTTGGGACGTGGTTCGTTGGGACATCACTGTGGAAGGTGTGTATGCTGGTACCACAGTGGACCGGTGTGCTATTCTTGAGGATGCCGAAGAAATTTGTGCATATCACACAGACATGATGAACCCTGCACTATGGGCCGAAGTGGGTTGTGAATTTGATCGGGAGACAGTATAATGTGGTCTTTAGTACTTGTTAATGTGATGCCATGGGCATCGGTGGATGTGGTCAGTGAGGTTGGTATATACACAAAATTGAATAAATGTGCGTATGCTCAAAATGTCACGCAACCTTCTGTATCGTCGAAAGACCCCAATGGTCTTTTGCTTTGCATCAAAGATTTTAAAAATCCATATGGAGAAGAAAAATGACCAAAGTTGTGATCAACACATGCCACGGTGGCTTTGGTCTTAGTGCCAAGGCCGAGAGTAAATACCGAGAACTGGCTGGCATAACAGATCCTGATTTTCACAGCCGCCGCATTCCAAGAGACGATGAGCACTTGATTTCGATAGTTGAACTCATGGGCTCTGACGCCGACGGTGGGTATGCTGAATTGAAGATTGTGGATGTTCCCGATGATG